GACCTCCTAAATTCCGGCTATGTCGGAGTAACCAAATCGTACTATCACAAACTCGAAACCCCAACCCCAACCATTTACAACCCCCAACCATGAGCAATTACACCCCCCAACCCAACACCTTCACCCTCTTCGTCAACGACAAAGGCGACAACCCGAAACGCCCGGATTACAGGGGCGATGCGGTCCTCCCTGACGGGACCAAGATGAAACTCTCCTGCTGGCTCAAAGAAGCAGCCAACGGAAAAAAGTTCTTGTCAGGAAAGATGGAGCCGATGCAAGAGCAAGAAAATTCACAAAAACAAGGCTCGGACCTGCCTTTTTAGTGTAACTTTGCAGGCATACTACATTTACAATTAAACGCATCCGCTTGAATTCCGGCCAAGCAGGTGTTAGATAAAGGGTTCCTCCACTTAACCCTGCCCTCAACTGCCGGAATCAGTTGGGGGCTTTTTTTTTACCATGGAAAATAGTTGGTACAAACACTCCCCAAGCGATTGGCTCGCAGGTCGAATCAGTCGCAAATCCTTTGAAGTCCAAGGGGCCTTCATCCACATTTGTCAACTCTACTGGGTCAAGCACGGGCAGTTTACGGCCCATCAAGCAAGCCTTGAGATAGGCAAAGACCTCCTTCAAAAACTGATTGAGTCCGAAATAATCAAGACCGAAGGCGAAGAAATCCGCATTGACTTCCTTGATTTGCAGATGGAGGACCTTAACAGGCTAAGCGAAAGAAGGAGGGAGGCAGGTCGTAAAGGAGGCGAAGTAAAGGTCCAAGCAAGTGCTAAGCAAACCGAAGCAAGTGCTAAGCAAAACCAAGCAAGTGCTAAGCAAACGGAAGCAGATAAGATAAGATTAGATAAGATAAGAGAAGAAGAGATAACAAACAAAGAAGAGATAAAGAACACTTGTGCAATCTTTGACCAATTCTGGGCTATCTATCCCCGGAAGACCGGGAAGCAGGCAGCGTCAAAATCCTTTGCAAAGTTGTCCAATGCAGACCAACAGGAAGCCATGAACAACATCTCAAGGCTTTACTCTCAAACACCCGTGCAGTTCGTCCCTCATGCAGCCACCTACCTCAACGGCAAACGCTGGGAGGACCAAGCCATCCAACGTACCCCTAACTTCGCATACTCAAACCTAACCTCCGATGATGAACCCCTACCAGTTGTCCGCTGAACGCAAACTGCTCGGCTGCCTCATGGACAAGTTCGTGAACCGAACCGTCCTACTAACCCAAATTCCTGAACGCCTATTCACAGGCAACAACGTCCTGCTCTACCGGGCTATTGAATCCCTCCACAAAGCAGAGCGAGAGATAGACATCGTAACCGTCTACAAACACCTCGCAGACCAAGGCCAAGCCCATGTCCTACTGGAAGGCATCGACCCCGAAGCAGGGCTTGTGAGCAACTGGAAGACCTACGCATCCGACCTGCACGACCTTTGGAAGGAACGTGAAGAAGCGAGAATCATGGAAGAACTGGCACACGACCGGGACATCCCAAAAGCCTTTCAACGCTATCAGTCCATCCAAGCCGTCGAATCCAACGCCTCCGAATCGTCGGCCCACGAACTCGCCAAGGACTTTCTTGCCAATATGAACGAGGTCCGGGAAGGCAGACGCAAGGACCAAATCTACCAAACCTTTATCCGACCGCTTGACAACATCTGCACCGGGTTCAAGCCATCCGAGTTCATCCTCGTAGGTGGTAGGCCAGCAATGGGCAAGACCCTGCTCGCTTTGCAGATAGCCATGAACCAAGCCATGGCCGATATTCCCGTCGTGTTCTTTACGATGGAGATGTCAGCCGACCAACTGACTCAACGTATGCTTTCCAACCTCGGAACGATGGACGGATCAGCGTTCCTCAAACCCGACGAGCGTATCACTACGGAGCAGTTCCTGACCTTGGCACAAAAAGCCGACCAACTCAAAGGCAAGCCTCTCTACATTGTGGACCTGCATCAAGCAAACCTCGACCGAATCGAAGGCGAAATCGCTAAACTCAAGGCCAAGTTCGGAATCGTTGGCTTTTACCTTGACTACCTGCAACTCGTAGAACCTGCCAAGATTGACAAACCCAAGCCCAAAATCGAGCAGATGACCAACATCTCCAAGCAACTCAAAGCAATCTGCAAACGGCAAAAGGTATTCGGGGTCGTGGTTTCTTCGCTATCACGGGCAACCGAAGGCAGGTCCGACCATCGCCCCATCATGTCCGACCTTCGAGAAACGGGGCAACTGGAGTTTGATGCCGACAAAATCGCCTTCGTGTACCGCCCCTACGAACACGACAAGAGCGCAGAGCAGGACCTGATGGAGGTCATCTTTCGAAAGAATAGGAACGGAAGCCTTGGAATCGCCCAAGTACAATGCCAACTGCCTTACACCAAAGCCAACGAATATCCGCTATGACACCCGAATACACCCTGCAAGCCGCCTGCGTCAAGTTGTTCAAACTCTTGAAGCCCCACGAAGAAGGGCGGTTGTTCCTAAACCTCAACAACCCCCGAAGCCGAACCAACGGTCATTTTCTCAAAGGCATCGGCCTGACCGCTGGGGTTGCAGACATGACCTACCTATCCGACAAAGGAGCCATCTTCTTGGAGTTTAAAGCCAATAAGGGAAAGCAATCCCTCTCGCAGAAGTGGTGGCAGGGGGTGGTTCAAGAGGCAGGGTATCGATACGAGGTAATCCGAAGCGTTGAGGATTTTCAGCGAGTGGTTGCAGGTGTGGAATAGTTGTGTAGATTTGTTCCATGGCCCGACTGCTACTGCTGCTCCTGCTGACCGCTTGCACCAACGACCGCCCTTGGAGGGTGATTGAGGTGCGGGCCAAGGGTAACGCCTGCGAGTACGTGCTATCCCGCTCCAACGGATTCGGGCCTCAAGTCAAGACCCTGACCGATTCGTGTGGTGCGTACAAACTATTTCAAACCTTAAGCCTATGAAACGATTCTTAGTATTTGCAGGTGATGCCTATTATCCTGAGGGAGGGATGAATGATTTTCAGGAGGACTTTGACACCTTGGAAGAGGCAAGAAGTTTTGAAGCAAAAATCATAGAAAAGTTTAAATCTATATGGAAGGACAGCTGGAAGGACTTCAAATGGAGTGCCATTTGGGATTCAGAAACCCGAACCCACATTTAATACCCAATCGGGTATAATGTATAGAAAAACCCACGTTTAATACCCAATCGGGTATAGTGCATATAAAAACCCAAAAACTATACGCAATCGATAACCGTCAGCCTCTGGTCTTACCAAACCTCCCCCAGCGTCAGCCTATAACCTTACCAACCAAACCCCAACCCCATGAAAACCACACCAACCGATTTCCGACGCTGGCAACTGCATATCCGCAAGGAGTGCGTCAACTGCAACCGCCCCGACAAAAGCGAAACCATCAAGGCTTGGTCCGTCAACTGGACCCTGCTCGGTCGAATCCTCCAAGCCAAAAACGCCTGACATGGAATGGGTAAAATGCTTGGACCGGATGCCGGAACCCGGTGAACCAGTCCTGATTTTCACGACCGACATGAATCAAGCCTACGCATGGCTGGGAGATGGACGCTGGTACTACGAACACCAAACTTGGTTCCTAATCGAAGTCAGCCATTGGATGCCACTACCACCAAACCCGTTCTAACATGGACCTAATCTCACGAACCATACTCGGCTACACGGCAGAGGTTGTCGGAGTCAGCCCGGACGACATCTTGAGCGAAGTCAAGACCCAAGAACTGGTCCTTGCTCGAAGCATCTTCGCCGACATCGCTTACTCGGAATACCTCTACACCTACTGCCAAATCGGGCGAATCATCAAGAGGAACCACGCAACGGTCATGCATAACCTCGAAATCCTTGCCAAAAACATGAGAGCAAGGCCCGACATCAAGTTTCTGCGTACACAGGTTTTAAACAGGACACGGGATTTTTTGCAACATTAGCGAGAACCCCATCCATCTTTGCGTGAGTGAACGCAGAGGCTACCATCCTTGACCTTTATCGAAGCGGAGAAATCCGCAAGGCTTGCCTAACCATCACGGGGGGCAATCCGCTTTGGAAGGACCTCGAACAAGAGGTCGTCCTGATCCTGCTGGAGAAGGACCCCGACAAGATTACCAAGATGCAGGTCCAAGGATACCTGCGCTTCTACATCGTTCGCCTGATCATGAACCTGTACCGGGGCAACAACAACCAGTTCGCCAAGAAGTACCGTCATCACGACGAGAGGGTCGAGGTGGACCCCGAAACCCAAGAACTAAGCAAGGACTACGACTCCCTGCTTGACGACCTTTGGGCTATTGCCCAGCAAGAGATGGACTCTTGGGCGAAGGATGGGGCATTTCCGTACGACAAAGAACTGCTGAACCTTCTCATGCAGACCGGGAACATGAAGGCCATGTCAAGAGAAACAGGCATCCCGTACAGGTCCATCATTTACTCCATCGAACAGGCCAAGGCCAAAATCAAAACCGCAATCGAAGCAAATGGATATACTGGTCTATCCCATCCTGATTAGTGCCTTGGCGACCCTTGCGGTCGTGGAGTTCCGGGTCCTGCCGGGATGGTTCTACGCTTTGCCCTTTGCGAAGCGGAAGCCGTTTAGTTGTATGACCTGCTTTGGTTTTTGGCTTGGCTTTGCCCTGACCCTGCCAACGTGCCAGTGGTACTTGGCTCCTATCCTCGGCCTCGCCTCATCTGCCACCGCAATAATCATTCGGGAATGGACCTTCAAATGACAACCGAGCAGTTCATCGTGGCCCAAAAGCATCGCAAGTACTGGGACCAATACATCGCCTCCCTGACGATGCGACTGCCACCCGATGCGGTTGGTGAACTGCAGGCCATCCTCACGGCTCACGGACGACCGCCTACAAATTGGTGGTGCGCAGACTGCGTAAAATCGGCTCTCCAATACATTTACCTACAAGCGGACTTGTTTGCCGAAGCCAACCAAAACACCATAAACCACTCCCTGAATGCCCCTGCCAATCCCGAACAATAACGAGTCAAGAGAAGGCTTCATCGGTCGTTGTATGAGCAACAACGAGGTCAATGCGGAGTTCCCTGATACGGCTCAAAGATTAGCCGTTTGCGGCTCAACGTGGGAGAATCACAAGAGGCAACAATTCGAGTCTTATTCGGACTACGGCCAAGAGATTCGGGCCAATGCCAAGCGAGGGATTGAGTTGAACGAGCGGAACGGGAATAAGTGTGCCACGCAGACGGGCAAAGTTCGTGCAGCAACTTTGTCCAAGGGCGAACCCATCTCGGTGGAAACCATCAAGCGGATGCACTCCTACCTGTCCCGGGCAGAAACCTACTACGACAACGCAGACGACACCTCGGACTGCGGTTACATCAGTTACCTCCTGTGGGGTGGCAAGTCGGCTCTCTCATGGTCAAGAAATAAACTCCGAGAACTTGGCGAACTCGAAGGCGAAGGATGACGAAGCCCAAGTGCAGGCTCGGATGGACTCCCTTATGATGGTCATAACGACCCTCTGCGACTGCATCGGAGCGGTGGACGATTCCAATGCCCCGAACCAGTACGAAGTGAAAATGAAAATCGTAAACAAGATAAGCGACCTAATCGACAAAATCGAATACTGATGCAACGAGTACCCATAGGCACAATCAAGAACAACCCGAACAACCCAAGAGTCATCAAGGACGACAAGTTCAAGAAACTTGTGCAGTCCATCAAAGACCTACCCGAAATGGCCGAGGTTCGTCCCGTTGTGGTCAAT